CAGCTTAGCTGCTGACCAATGATCTCCAGCTTAGCTGCTCTCAATGAACTCAAGCAGTCCCAGGATGAACCCTTAAAAAAAGACCTAAAGAGTAAAAAGAAGTAACACAGATATGGACGCTATGTTAAAACATAGCTTATGGAAAAAGTAAAGCGGCCTGACCTCAGAGATCTTAAACCAGAGGTCGTAGCATATATTGAATGGTTAGAGAAGATTGTTGATGGTTTTAATGATAACGGCGCTGTATATCTTGTAGCTGCTCTTAACAATCAGCTTCGGGTATTAGCTGATCAGGTCCAGGTAATAGATATTGATGTTACAAAAACGGAAGATAAAGTATTTGATCGTTTTGTACAACTGGTAAAACTTGCCAGGGATATGACAAGTGATTTTAAGTTTATGCTGAACGAGTATGGAGAGGTAATGAAGGTGAGCGATAAAGATGTGATCCCTCTCATTGAAAGATTGGCACGTAAAAAATAATTGTATGCCACGAGTAAAAGATTATGTTTTATCAGAAAGGCTAATAGATAAGGTGCCAATAGCCGAACTCAGAAAGGAATACAGAAAACTCATGGCTCGGTATAAGATATACAAAACAGAATTGGGCAATAAGAAAAAAAGTGTAAGTAAATTCAAGACAAAAAGCGCCGTAAGGCATTTGATATATAGACAAGGGAAGGCTGATGGGAAACAAGCCGTCAAGGAGCATGTAAGACAAACCAGAAGAGGTGAAATTAATAGGAGTAATGTAGTAGACTCTATTGCGCGTACTGCCATTCTTATTAATAAGCTAACAATAGCTACCCATATATCCTCACAACACGTTGCTATATTGTTATGGGCTGGGGAGTATGACACTTTCTTTTTTGCTGAGTTAAAGGCTGCGATGGAACTGATAGGTGAAACATTGGTATATAGCAAGGTAGCATTCTTGCGTAGAAAGAATTATATCCACACAGTCGCTAGGATGGATAATACGGGAATTTGGGCATTAACTCCACTTGGAAAGGAGTTATATTTAAGGATGATGGCGTATATTAAAAAACATATTCAAGAAGTAAAACCTGTTTAATGAAAGTGCCAAATCAATATCGTATAGGACAAGCCATTAAATTTGGAGAAACGACTAACGATCCCCGTATAAAAGCCGCCTCTATTTATAATAGTACCGATGATGAGGGGAATAATGGGGCATTTGTATTACCAAGGCAGGGGTCAAAAGTGGGATTCTATTTCTTTATTATTGCATCCTCTGGAATGGATTGGGAGCATGTGAGCGTTTCTATTATACCACAAATGCGCTGCCCTACCTGGGAAGAGATGTGTTATATCAAATCTTTTTTCTGGGAAGATGAAGATGCGGTCATGCAATTACATCCTCCCAAAAGCGAATGGGTAAATAATCATCCATATTGCTTACATCTTTGGAGGCCAATTCTTAAAGAAATACCTCTTCCTCCTAAAGGAATGGTTGGGCTTCAAAGAATGAATACAAAGAAAAACCTTACATGATATATGATATGGAAGCTATGTTAAAACATAGCTTATGCAAACAGTGCATGTATATGGAGTAGATTACAATACTCCCGCCTATCCTAAAAGAGAAACTGTCTCTAATTGTAGAGAGGTTTTGGGAGACCAAAAATGGATACGTGCTCCTATTCCCGAATCATTTGATGAAATAGAATTTGATGAGGAAGGGAATGCTATTCTTTCTCTTGAGCAGGAAGATTTTGTTGTCTCAGAACTTGAACGAATAAATCACGGATTTTTCTTCTTTAACCGTGGAGAGTTAACCTATATTACAGGCGTTCATTATTTTTACTTACAGTACTATACTCTTGAGGACGGTAATGCCCCTGATTACCGCGATGCAGACCGCAAATGGTTTTACTTTCTCGAACATTGTTACAGTAAGCCTTATATAAAAGGGATCATCCGCATTAAGAAGCGTAGGGAAGGTGCCAGCTCTCAAGCTGCATGTTTTCTACTATGGATGGCGCTCACTAATCCACAAAGCAACTGTGGTATTATTTCTAAGACAAGAGATGATGCCAAGGCTGTTTTCTCAGATATGGTGGTCCGTGCCTTTAATTCGCTCCCTGCTTTCCTGCAACCCCGCGTAGAAGACTCAGAAAGTAAAAGCCAGCTTGTATTTGCAAAGCCCAAAAATAAAAAGAGAAATGTAATAAAAACTAAAGGGCAGCTGTATAATAAAGATCGTGGTTTGCAATCCAGGATCGATTATAAAGCTACGGCGCTTAATAGTTATGACTCTGGCCGTGTAACGCTGCTCATGTGTGATGAGTCTGGCAAATGGGGTGTAGAGGTGCCTATTAATCAGTATTGGCCCATTGTGCGTAAGTGTCTTACCCAAGGTGCAAAGCGTGTAGGCTTTGCACTATTGATATCAACAGTGAATGATGCGGAGAACGGAGGTAGTGCTTACAAAGAAATATGGGATGAGTCTAACCATTTTGAAAATAAGATAACAGCTACAGGGTTATATAGATATTTTACTCCGGCTTACGAAGGCTTTGCAGGCTTTATTGATCCTTATGGTTTTTCTATTATAGATAAAGCCACCCCATCAATGCGCAATATGTTTTCTGAGCAGTATGGTGTAGAGTATGATGGGGCTGTAGACTATTTGATGAAGGAGCGTAAAGCGATCAAAGATCCTGTAGCGCTTTCTGAGTTGGTGCGTATGATGCCGTTCAATGAGAGAGAGGCATTTATGATCAGTCAAACAAAGTGCCACTTTTCAGTAAACAAACTTAACGAACAGATTGAGTATTTAATAGAAAATCCTCCCTACCTACGGAGAGGAAAGTTTTATCAAAAGGAAGATGGAACTGTTGATTTCCTTGATATGGAGGATGGGCCGTGGCATGTTTATAAATTTCCTACTAATGAAGAGCGCAATAGGCGCTTTATGACGGACAAGGGATGGAGTCCCGCAAATACAGCAAAGTATTGCAATGGCATTGACCCCCATCGGCATAATTTTACAAAAACTCAAAGGAGCCTTTCAAAAACTTCCGCCTGGATAGGAGAGCGCTTTGATTCTAATGATCCGGAAAATACTGGTATGCCTGTAGCATGGTACTATGACCGTCCTGCATTAAAGGCACAAATGTATGATCAAATGCTGTTTGCTGGTATTTTTTGGGGGACGCGAATGCATTTTGAAACAGATGCTGGAGATGACTACTATACTTATATCAAAAGTAAAGGGCATCTTAATTATATTCGCTGGACGCCTACTTGCGCTATTGATCCTTTAAAACCAGGACGGCGTGTTCCTGGGACCAGCTCAAGAGATCCATTTGCACTTTCTAAGCAGCTGGAGCTAGGGATTGCCTTTATTGAACATCATTGTCATAAAGTATTCTTTATTGCCTTTTTGAGGGAAGCGCTCCTTTATGAGCACGATGACAGGCAGATATATGATACCGTTGTATCCTTTCTTATTATGCTTATTGATATGATGGGGGATACCAAGGCCAAAGTGGCAGATGAAAAGAGGGAAGTCCCAATCATAAATATATATAATTTATTGAATGCGAACCCTCGCACTAATTAATCTATAAAATTGGTATATTTGTTTTAACTAAATTTGTTACAACAAATATTAGGAGATGATTGATAACAGGCTTATTGAGTTCCATAAAGGTACGAACAGGGACAAGGAAGACCCCCGTTTTGGGATTAAGCTGGCCCAGGCGATCAGTTCTACAGTTGATAGGGGATATAACGGGTATTATACGCGCCGCAATGGTAAGATCAAGATTAGCCGTGATATCGCAGCGGGGCATCAAAGCATGACCCAGTTTCTTGACTTAATGAACATCGATGGAAAAAAAGCCTTTGTTAACCTGGACCTTAGTCCTCCCTGTATAGCCCCCAAATTTATGGATATCATGACGCAGCGTTTTATGGAGCGCAGCGAAGAGGTCAAAGTATCTGCAATTGATCCGCTATCCATGCGCAAACAGGCGCGTGAAAAAGAGGAAGCTGAATTCAGGATGGGGAACAAGGATCTAATTAATGCTATCCAGCAGGAAGCGGGTGTTCCTGTAGAAGATCCTACCGCGTATACTCCAGAAGATAAGGACGACCTTGAATTTTACTTTGGATATGAATATCAGCTTCCAGAGGAAATAAAGTTTGAGAAGGCAGTGTCGTATGTTTTAATTGATAATGATTGGTTACCCGTTTGTAAACGTAAGATCATCGAAGATATGGAGGAAACTCCCTTCGCGGCCACACGTACCTATGTTGATGTTAATGGTAAAATAAAGATAAGAGTCTGTGAACCAGAAAATACTTTTTACTCTTGGAGTAAATTTAATGATCTCAGGGATATAGCATGGTGTGGAGAGTTGTATAAAATGAAGGTCACAGAATACCGTGCTAGATTTGCAGAGGACTATATAAGGAAATATGGACCTGAAGAAGCTGAGAAAAAATTGTTTGAAGATGTAATGACAGCCGCGAGTCAGTTCCCTGACTATACCGCTCTTAGTTGGAACTATGATTGGTCCTTTTCTTATTACCGGCCTTATGATGATTGGGAAATTGAGGTAATGGATTTTGAGTTTAAGACCGTGGATAATGATATTTATACTACAAAAACTAATAAATACGGTAACCTTATTGCCGTTGATAAAAGGAATAAAATTCCACAAAATTTAGGCGAAAGTAAAGAAATAGTCTCCAAGCAGGTATATAATGTATACAGGGGATATTATGTGCGCAAACTGGATAAACTTTTTTGCTGGGGGCTGGCCAAGAACATGATCCGTCCTCAGAGCAACCTGAGTGATGTCTATTTCTCCTACAGCTTCTATATGCCTAAAAACCGGAACATGGATAATGTCACGCTTCCGGAAAGAATGAAGTCCTCTATAAACCAAATGACGCTCTCCCACTTGAAGATTCAGCAGCTCATCGCCAAAATGCGTCCCGCTGGTATCCTGGTGGATATAAATGGACTACAGGATATAGACCTTGGCTTAGGCCATACCGTAACTCCCCTGGAGATGCAGGCTGTTTATGATCAAACAGGTAATGTTTACTATAGAAGTATAAAAGAGGACGGAGAGACCCGTCAAATAGTCCCTATCCAGGAACTGCCGAATGCTGGCTCAGTTGCCCAAATCCAGAACTGTATTAATATATACAACTTCTACCTGGAACGTTTGCGTCAAGACCTTGGCACTAACGAATATGTGGAGGGGCAGTCTGTCAATCCAAAGCTCGGACTTGGTGTAATGGAAAATCAAATGGCCTCTTCTAACCGGGCAACAGCATATATATATGAAGGTTATCTTTCTCTTATGCAGAACACCTGTAGAAAGGTGGCCATGTTGCTCTGGGACAATGTTATGTTCGGCGGTAAGGAATACAGGCATTTTATCGGTGATGAAGAGCTAGAGGATAAATATTTTGATGTAAACATTGAAATGTTGCCTGATGAGATGGAACGTGCTAAGATCGATCAGAAGGTAGAAACGGCACTTTCTGCTGGGATCATTGAGTTCCAGGATGCCTTCAAGATCAATAACATCAAGAACGTTAAACTGAAGGAGCTTTATTTGTCTCGTGCTCAGAAGCGTAACCAGCAAATGAAGATTCAGGAGAATCAGGCCAACATCAAAGCGACCTCAGACGCTCAAATTGCTTCAGCCCAGGCAA